ATGTGAGTGACTTGTATTTAGAAGCAGGCGAGCCACTACCAGAGATAGAGTTTGAAGATTCAATTTTACCGGACGTTTTACCTCCGCTGTATGAGGCAGAGCTTCCACCACTACAAGGAGAGGTTTAATGACAAGTTATGCAGATAGTTTAGTTGGGCAATATTTTCATATTTACGATGAGTATGGTTTAGCAGAAAACCAAGGCGTTGTTGTAGAAAGAGTAGGTGATGATTTTATATGCCAATACTTTAGCGCACTAACCGGAGAGCCAACAAATTCTAAATTACATAAACGTGATGATTTGTTTGATTGGAATTTCTTTGTAGACTTTGATGTTAAAGATCGTGAATGGCAATCACATAGTAAGATTAGAATGAATGAGTTAAAAAAACAATTTGAAAGGAATGATTAATGAGTGAATCAAAACCTTTTTTAGTAAGACTGACGCCACTAAGTCAGGAATTACTAAATACCGTATCAAAAGAAAAAGAAGTTACTAAAGCCAGTTTAATTAATGAATCTATTAAAAACTACTTAGGTAAAGACATTAATAGAAGATTGGATCAGTTAAAGTGAAACCAACACTAAGATATGAACTACCATATCCACCGAGTGTCAATAACTACTGGCATGCTTCTGGCAAGAGGCGATATATATCTCCTGCTGGAAAAAAATTTACCGAAGAGGTATTAGCTATAGTAATGGAGCAAGGATCAAAAGGATTTGGTGATAAGTCTCTTGGAATTAGTGTAATGATACATCCGAGATCTAAACGGATATTTGATTTAGATAACACCTTAAAAGCAATATTAGATGCATTAATGAAGGCTAACGTGTATGATGATGATAGCCAATTTGAATACATTGAGATTGCTCGAGGTGAAGCACGGGATGGCGGCGCAGCTGTTGTCCACATTTATGAATTAGAAAAGGAAGAACAATAATGGCACAAGATAACGGATATCAACCAAAACCAGGTACAGGTTCAGTATTTAAGAATGATCGTAAAGAACAAGATTGGCATGCAGATTGGCGCGGCAAGATTCTAATGCCAGATGGTAGTGAGCATTACTTAGATGTATATGACAATGTGAGTAAAGGTGGCGTGGAGTACAAAAGTGTACGAATTGGTAATCCTGTGGCGAACACCGCTGGGAAAGCACCAGTACAAAATACGCAGTCAGCGAGTCAGGCTCCAGCCGCAAACGTGCAAGACTTAGAAGATGATCTACCTTTCTAATGGCTGAAGTCAAAAATAAAAATAAACCGATTCCATCTCTTGCAGGGTATGGTGGAGTTAGGGCTTTGCAAAAGAACTTGGAGCGGTCTACAACGTTAGCAGCAAACAGAGAGGCTGTGTCCTACAGCCTTCTCAGTATTGCTAACACAAAACCAACAGATATTATGGAGTGGGACAGTGAAGGTAACATTAAGGTCAAGGCAAGCAAAGATATTCCTGAGCATGCATTACAGGCTATTAAAAGTATTAAGACTGTTACCAAGACCGATAAGGAAGGTAATTCTTACACAACTATTGATATTGAGCTTTGGGATAAAGTGGGTGTTCTAAGAATCTTAGCAAAAGCATCAGGTCTATTAGACAACCCAGAAGAATCAGATAAGCCATCAGTAATTGGTATTAACGTAAAGGCACCGGAGGAAACAACGTATTATGAAGAACCTAAACAGTCCAGCGAGACTGAAAGCGATGAAGGCACTGGAGGATTTCAAGGTGGCGAGACAGAATCTGAAACACACGGATTGGATTAAAAAAGTATTAGACAATCCAAAAAAACACTTTGAAATTGTGGTAAGATTTGCACAAGAAGCAAAAAAAAGATTAGGAAATAAAGATGAGTGATCCAAAAGACATCCAAGTTGGTGGCGACCATTATAAGCGACATACCATTCAACCAATAGATGTAATGCAAGAATATTTATCAGATGAGGCCTATGAAGGATTCTTATATGGTAATATAATAAAGTATGCACTACGATGGAAAAACAAAAACGGTGTTGAGGATTTAAAGAAGTTACAACGCTATGTCGCCTTTTTAGTAAAACAATTGGAGACGAAAGATGGAACTTAAATTAAAGATCGATCAACTGCGTGATGAGTTTGCTATGGCGCATATGAATAATAACAGAGTAATGGAAATTATTGATACGTTATGGAAAGAGAATCAAGAACTCAAAGCAAAGATGATGATGAAGTTTAAAGACATAGACGATGAGCAATAAAAAAGAACGCAGTAAGAAAAGTTTAGCTGGTCCAGGCATTGATCTTGATTTCAGTGGCGCACGTACGACTTATAACTTTCTCCAAAGTAACGCATTTGTTCGCGGACTAATGGGTCCTGTAGGTTCGGGTAAATCCTACGCGTGTGCAGCTGAAATTATGATGAGAGCGGTAAAACAAAAACCATCACCCGTTGATGGTATTCGTTACACAAGATTTGTAATTGTCAGGAACTCTTACCCTGAATTAAAAACAACAACGATTAAAACATGGCAAGAGCTATTTCCTGAAAACACTTTTGGTCCGATGTTATACACACCTCCAATCACGCATCACATACGCCTACCCTCCCGAGGTGATGCAGCAGGAATTGATTGCGAAGTTATCTTCTTGGCATTGGACCAACCTAAAGATGTACGTAAACTATTATCATTAGAACTTACAGGAGCATGGGTCAATGAAGCAAGAGAATTACCAAAAGCTGTTATTGATGGTCTCACTCATCGTGTTGGTAGATATCCAACTCAACGCGATGGAGGGCCTACTTGGCATGGTGTTTGGATGGATACTAACCCCATGGATGACGACCACTGGTGGTTTCGTTTAAGCACTAAAGAACCGATCACAGGTAAATACGGATGGGACTTCTTCCAGCAACCTGGTGGAGTCGTAGAAGTATCCCCAGAAGAATTGCCTGAGAACCCTGAAGCCAACGATCATATATTTGCAGGCGGTCGTTGGTGGAAGATTAATTCCAGAGCTGAGAACGTCAACAACTTACCCGGAGGTTATTATAACCAGATGTTAGGTGGTAAGAATTTAGACTGGATACGCTGTTACGCAGAAGGTAAATTTACATACGTACAGGAAGGCAGACCTGTATGGCCAGAGTATGATGATCAGTTAATGAGTTCATCAGACGTGGAATACGATCCAACGTTACCATTGCATATTGGATTAGACTTTGGTTTAACACCAGCAGCCGCAATCGGGCAACGATTAGCAAATGGCCGTTGGATTATTCTGCATGAAATTGTAACAGAAGATATGGGGCTTGAACGATTTGGTCAACAACTCTTAGCCGAGATTAATGCTAAGTATCCTAAAGCACAATTACTCGTTTGGGGAGATCCGGCTGGTATGCAGCGTGATGCAATCTATGAAGTTACTGCATTTGATTACTTACGTACCTTAGGATTAAAAGCACAGCCTACTGCATCAAACAACTTTAAAGTACGACGAGAAGGTGCCGCCGCTCCAATGCAGCGATTAATTAATGGTAAACCTGGACTATTAGTACATACGTCTTGTAAACGTATCCGTAAATCATTATCCGGTGGTTATCATTTTAAGCGTGTTGCTGTCGGTGCAGGACAAGAACGATTTAAAGACAGTCCCAATAAGAATGAACACTCACACGTGGGTGATGCATTTGGTTACCTACTACTCGGTGGTGGTGAACATAAACGTATGACTAAATCAGCAATTTCTGCAAATACCTTAATATCACAAACAGTCGTAAATTCAGACTTTGATATATTCAATTAGTCAAGAACATCTTGATGAGTATATGCCTACAGTTAAGGGCGTTACTTATCATGCATTTAAATACGAACATTTAAATAATTTTGAAGGATTAAATGATGACACAGCTTTTCAAGTTTCTCAACATGATAGAAAACGGCGTGTGGTTTATCAGTCTCAATGTGGTCCTTGCATTACTGCAATGCATAACAATATTCCTATCGCTATTTTTGGCACTGTCATTATATGGGAAGGCTTGGGTGAGGCGTGGTCTTTATTCTCAGAAAAAGCAAGGCGATATCCAATCGCGATGACGAAGGGTGCTAATACATTTTTTGATATATGTGAGATATTATTTTCTTTACATCGTATACAAATTACTGTAAGATCCACTGATAGACGTGCTGTTTCGTGGGCAAGATGTTTAGGATTTAAATCTGAAGGTCTTTTAAAAGAGTATAGCACAGATAAAACAGATTATTATATTATGAGGAGATCCTAATGGGTGGAGCATTTGGTGGCGGTAAGCCAGATACATCAGCAGCAGAAGCACAGCTGGCTCAGCAAAGAGCAGAAACAGAACGTATGCGTATGCAAGCACAAGACGAAAAGCGTGACTTACAAGAACAAATGGCATCAAAGCGTCGTGCTAAAACCCGTGGCGGTAAACGCATGCTGTTGTCAGATACCCGCTTAAACCCAGAGTTAGGCGTTGAAGAAGATCAAACAACCTTAGGAGGCTAGTATGGCAGCTCTTGACTTTGGTATGGCCTTAGCAAGAGGTATGTTACCTAAGGCTGAAACAGCGCAAAAGGATTTATTAAATCTTGCTGGTGGTCGTAATGTATTTAAATCAGAAGACTGGTGGAATACACAAGTTGATAAACAGATTGAATCTGGTTATCGAGAAGTAGCACGTACCGCTAAAGATTATCTTATGCCGTCAGGTGAATATCAAAGAGAAAAAACACAAACAAGTTTTCAGTCAGGTCGATACTTGCCTGGATTGGCTGGTTTGCCAGGAAGCTTCGTGCCTGGACCATCTTACTCTATGTTTGGTATGCCAACAACAGGCAGAACAGTCATAAGCCATACAGCACCTGAAGGTGCAGTCAAGCGTGGTGGTCAATTTGTAACACGCGATATTCCTATCTTTGGGACTAATGCTCAGCGTGAAGATTTTACTGCGGGTGAATTATCAGACATTGAGTCAGCTGCGAAACGTGGTGCAGAGCAAGCAAAGCGTACATCTGCTGAAACAAAATCCAGTAAGCGTAGATTATCAAGAGCAACTGGTGGTTTGATGGGTAAAGCGAGACAACCTGGCGATGCGCCAGTTACAGGGTTGCCAGCATTAGGTGAAGGTGGATTAGGTGTTGAAGGATCAATTTTAGGAGGAGCTTTTAAATTATGAAAAAAGGTTTATATCACAACATTAACAAGCGTAAAAAAGAGGGTACTAGTAGATCTAAAGCAGATTCTACTATTTCACCTAAAGCTTACAAGAATATGGTTTCTGGTTTTAAGAAGAAATAATATGTGGTCACATCATTTTTATTGGGGATTCAATTTAGGATTTGAGATCTACGAGGGAGAAGTCGATGGAGACCCGGTAGATTACTTTTTAATTAACTTAGGACCATTGCGCATTCAGAAAGCTGAGTGGGCATGATTGAATGGCATGAAATATATTTTGCTCCTATTAACCTTTATAACGCACCTAGGATTTACCATGGATAATTCGTTTACAGAAATGCTCAAGCAACTAGAAAACAGGTACAGTAAAGGATATAATCCAATGACATTTACCTGGGCGCCACACAAGTCAGTAGAGCGTGGAACTCCCACATTAGGATATGGTCATAAGATGACTGATGCAGAACTAAATAGTAAGAATGTGATCGTTGGTGGTAAAACATTTCCGATGGATAACATTACAACCAAAGATGCTGAAAAGATATTTAAATTAGATTGGAAAAGATCTAACCAAGAAGCAGAAAAGTGGATTGGCCCTGAATGGAAAAACTTAGATCCAGCGAAACAGGCTATTACATCTGAGTTATTTTTTAATATGGGATGGAAGACAGCATCTAAATTCACAAACTACAAAGAAAAATTACTTGCTAATGATCCTAGTTTTATTGATGAGATTAATCGAAAAGGTGTAGGTAATCGAGTGAATGAAATTAAGAATTGGTATAACAATTATCAAACAAAAGAATTTACTGGATCGCAAGCAATCAATAGCAAACAAGCAAATAAGATTAATCAAGATATGACGGATGTGTTTAAATAATGGACAAATATAGAGGCGCATATTCTGTACGTGAGATTGAGCAAGTCCGACTTATTGAAGGTCAAGCTTTTGCTACTGGACACATGCACGACTTTGATAATCCATTACTCAATGGAGAAAGTATTGACATTGCTATTGCATTCCCACAAGGAATGAATCCTGTATTGAATATTAAAGGATTATCTGATGGTGATGCAGTAGGGTACTTATATGAAGGTTCAAGTGTTACTGGTGGAACAGCAATGACCATTATCAATAAAAACCGATCAAGCACTAAGGCTAGTCAAGCAGTT